GTTTGAGGTGCAACAACATTTATATCCTTTGCTGCTTCATAATGTATACCATCATTACCGTTTTGCCCTATTACATTCATTCTTTCGTCATTTTCTATAATTTCTAAAGGAGCAACCTCTTCATTTGAGTCTTCTGTACCTTTAATTGCAGAAACTAATGTAGACTTTATTGTATCAAAAAAGTTTACATCTTCTAATACCATTTGTTTAAATTCTTCTAAGTCATATTTTACACCGTCAAATGTATATGTTTTACCATACTTACGACCTAGCTCAAAATCATGTAGCATTTGTAATGCTTCTCCTACTCTATCAATACCTATACCGTATATAATATCAAATTGATGCTTCTGGTATGGAGGTGTCATCTTGTTCTTTGTACATCTAACTTTAGTAATGTTACCGTACACATCTTGACCATCTTTTGCTAGTGACCTGCTAACTTCTATTCTTACATCAGAATAAAACTTTAGTGCATGACCACCTTGTGTAGTTGTAGGATTACCAAACATAACACCAATCTTTTCTCTGTATTGAGATATTACTATAAGACATGTGTTTGTATTATGTGCAATAGACTTTAGTTTTGGGTAAGCGCTACTGTTCAATCTAGCTTTCTTACCTATTGCATGTTCTCCTACCTCTCCATCTAATACAGCTTTAGGTATTAACGATGAGTCTGAATCTATAATAATAAGATCCACCTCTCCAGATGACATTAACTCTACAGCAATGTTAAAACCTTCTTCTCCAGATGATGGTTGTGCAATTAACATACTTCCTGTGTCAACACCTAGAGCTTCAAAGTAATTTTTATCAACAGCATGTTCGCCATCAATATAAACCACTTTACCTCCTTTAGCTTGAGCGCTAGCTACAGCATGTCCACATATAGTAGATTTACCTGTACCTTCCCAGCCCATAAGCTCGTACATTTTACCTTTTGCAAAACCACCTATCCCTAAGGTGATCCAATCGAAACCTATTGATCCTGTACTAATCAGGTCATAGTCCCCTCCTGTTTTACTGTTTAAAGTTAATACAGTACCTTGACCGTATTGCTTGTTCAATTTTTCCAGCGCATCCTGGAACTTATTCCCTGTTTCTTTTAGCTTTTTTGCCATATTTAATTGTTTTTAATTATGTTCAAATATACAAAATTCCACTCTATTTTACAAGCAAAAAAAAGCCTTAGATTACTCCAAGGCCCTTCTTCACAATTAAAAAACAGAACAGAAAATTTTAATCCAACTCATCTCTGAGTTTTATATTACCTTTTATGGGTAAATCATATGGACAATGTCTGCAACTTCCACCACAACATGGCCCTCTATGAAGCAGATACTCGTTTGTAAAGTGAACTCTACCTTTTTCAAGGTAGTAATCACTATCCTTTATATCTCTTTTCATTTTTCAAATGTATGAAATGTAAAATAAACCACAAAATCTTATTGAAAGATTCTAAAGATTTATTATCACTAATTTAGTTAGCCTTCACAACTTGCACACTCTAAAATATTACGTGCAAATGCTTGAGCTGAACTTTGACTAAACTGATAGTAAAGAGTCTTAACTCCTTCCTGGTGAGCATAAAGGTAAAGTTGATTTATATCTTTAGCAGGTACACTAGGATCTATCATAAGATTTAAACTCTGCGACTGATCAATAAACTTTTGTCTCTGAGCAGCTTGTAGTATTATTTCCTTAGGACTAATCTCTATAAAGGACTTAAACACTTTTTTAGTAGGAAACTTTAAATGCTGTACAGACCCATCCTTCTTTAAAATAGAATCCCAGGTCTTTTCGTTATTCATTTCATACTTTTCCAATTCAGCTTCTAAGAAAGGGTTCTTGTAAATAGTCTTAGACTTAGCAAGATCTTTAATAAAGTAATTAGACTTGATAGGCTCTATACCCATAGACACAGCACCGTGTATAAATGAACTAGACTTAGTAGGAGCAATGGCCATAAGAGTAGTGTTAGCATACCCTTCTCTAATTGATGTGTATCCTTTAGCATCGTGTAACCATTTAGAGGCAGCCTCACTTCTTTCTTTAATAGTACTAAAGATTTCATGATTAATTTGCTTAGCTTCTAAAGATTCAAACTCTATAAGTTTTGACTGAAACAAAGAATGATATCCTAATACTCCTAGGCCTATAGCTCTGTGTTCTTTTGCAAACTTAAAAGCTCTTCGCATTCCTGGTAAGTGCTCTGCTTTTTTTATAAACTCATTCATTACAGCATTTAAGAACAAAACATAAGTTTCAACAGCGTCTGTCTTCTTTATTTCATCCCAATGCAATGCATTTATAGATCCTAAACAACAAACAAAGCTATGAAAGCTATCAGTTGGTAACTGTATCTCACTACATAAGTTTGATGCAGTTATTTTATAACCAAGTTCCTCGTAAGGTGTATTCTTATTAGAATTATCAGAGAACATGATGTATGGAAATCCAAACTCATTACGTCTTTGTATAATCTTGGCCCATATCTTACGTTTCTCTTTACTACCAGACTTCATAGATTTTAACCAAGCGTCTGTAACAGTAATACCGTATTGTAAATTCTGAATAGGGTTACCTTCTGTACCTATGTCTAGAAATTCTTCTATATCATCATGCTCTACTGGTAAGTATACAGCACACGCTCCACGTCTAGCAGCAGATTGTTTACACACATCCACTACAGTGTCATACATTCTAGCATAGTGAATAGGTCCGTCTGCTTGACCTCCTGTACTAATAGATGATCCTCTAGGTCTTATGTTTCCTAGGTAAGCACTTGTACCTCCACCATATTTTGACATCATTCCTATCTCACGTCCTGCATTTAGTATGCTATCTAGTGTGTCATCCACATTAGATCCATAACAACTAATGGGTAAACCTTTTGATTTACCAAAGTTGATCCATACAGGAGTTGACAAACTATAATATCCCTTTGCCATATAATCCTCAAACTTATGTGCAAAGTCTTTTATATTTAGATATTTCTCAGCAATATTTGCTATGTCTCTAATTCTTTGTTCAGGTTCCTCATCTAAGTATCCTCTGGACAAAAACTTTCTACTGTCCTCGTTGAGCCAGTAATATCTTTTGTACTCCATGTTGATTTATTTAAATTGTTCTGTTTCTTCTTTTACCGTCCCATTGGACTTTCTTGGATTTACCCAACATTAAGAACTTAGAAACTCTTTTATTAAAGTTTCCTCTTTCTGTGTTAAGCTGAGTGTTACCATTAGTTTGCTCTGTTATCATTGTATTATTATTTAAAATAGATCATCTTCAGTGATGCTCTTACTTTTCTTATTGTAGTCCACACTTTTCTTATAGAAGAAGTCTCCTTCTTTAGTCCCTGTAATTTCTATGTCAAACCACTTAGTTGATGATATCAGATCTTTATCTACATCAAATATAGAATCCATACCTATTTTTTCTAGAGAGTTGTTAAATCTGTTCATGATAAAGTGTTGTATTGTTTCTTTGGGTAGAAAACTAAGTTCTCCTTTCTCAAAGATCCAATCTAATATATCACACTCAGCAATATAAGCTTTCTTACAAGCTGAATAGATTAAGTTCTCAAACTCTGCATCAAACCAATCAGGATTCTCTTTCTTAATGATGTTAATAATCTCAGCTCCAAAGTTACCGTGTATCTCTTCTTCCTTACTAGTAGCCTCAACAACATTAGATATACCCTTGAGCACATTCTTTTCTTTGTTAAAGCTCATCATAATTAGAAACTGACTAAATAAACTTACGTGCTCTATAAATAGTGAAAACAATAACACAGACTTAGTGTACATCTTATTATCTCTAGAGCGTGTACCATCTAGGTATTTATTTAAATACTTAAGTCTACCTTCTATTGCAGGAACTTCTATAACTTTCTGAAATTCTTTTTCAAGACCTAATATCCTTAATAATCTAGCATAAGCATCTTTGTGTCTTACCTCTGACTCAGCAAACGTCATTCCCACATCACCCACTTCTGTAATAGGCATACGTTTATACATATCAGCCCAGAACGTCTTTACATTAACTTCTATCTGTGCAATTGCAAGCATAGTCTTCTTAATAACATCACGCTCTTCAGGAGAGATTGTTACTTTAAAGTCTTGTATGTCTTCTGTAAAGTTGAATTCTGTATCAATCCAGTAGGAGTGTCTGATAGCGTCTTTGTAGTCTAATAGTTGTGGGTACTCATAAGGTAGTATATTTACTCTACCTTTAAAGATGTCTTTATTCATATTTCTAAGGGTTTACCGTTTTTATCTAGGTTTATTGATCTTAATCTTTCCTCTATTTCAAATTCCACCTTTAGTATTAAAGATATCTTTTCTTCTAGCTCGCTGTGTATAACATGACCTACATATGGCATTATCTCAGTTAGGTTTGTTTCTACTCTAGGTATCCCACGAATAGTTGACACTTGTTTGTATCTAAAACCATCTACTTTTAAAAAGTCAGTAAATGCAACATTTAAAAATTGTACAACAGCTGGAACATCTATTACAAGTCCTCCACCCTCACAAATTAATTCATAAGAGTCATTAAATTCTTTTGCTGTTCTCATGACCATGTTATTGTTTGATACCAATAGGGACTAGAAGTCTTCTCAGGTTGTGTACCTAAGGGCTCTTTTTTCTCTGAAAGGTGTGTGATTAACATTTCAGCCTCTTGGTCTGAAATTTGATTATCGGACAGCAAATCTACTATTATTTTTCCAATTGTTCTCATAATTCTTCATCTTTTTTTACACCTTCCACAACTTCCTGATTCTCAGCAGCTGCAAGGTTTTCCTCAAGAAGAGGTAGAGCTATTTTCATTGCAGATACATCAAACTCTTTTCTGGTAGTATGTTTATTAACGTCAACCTTTTCTTCTGTTCGAGCGTTAAATACATCTCCTAAGAACTTTTCATCTTTTACAACTATACTTATTAGCACACCTTGACTGTCTAGTATATCTAGTATATTTCTAGGAGCCTGTGATATAATGTTTTCTATTTGCTCGTCTGTAACTGTTGTATTAGCCATAGCCTGTTTAAAGTCATCATCATCCTTAAAGTTTTTTATATTAGTTGCTAATCTTTCTAAAAACCACTCTTTGATATATTTTGCAGCTCTTTTGTTTTCTTTTAAAATTTCAATTGTTTTCATACTAATTCAGTGTTTGTTATTAATTCAATGTTTAATGTTTCTTTTGCTATATCAAAACCATCCCATACTTCAAGATCTTTAGACCATTCAATGCCAATCTTATCTTCCCAATATTTAATCATATCTTCTGTTTTGTTAAAGATTCTATATTGCAAAGACACTTGATCTTTATGAAGGCCATTCTTTTTAATCTTTACTACTCTTGAGAATGATTCTTGAAATTCGTTTGATGTTTCAGAATATTTACCTTCTTTAACAAGATTAAAATCTTCTTTAAAGTTAGAATTTAGTTTATATACTATTACTACATATCCATTTGGATAATCATAATCATCTATAACAGACTCTGTTCTATCATATTCATCATCTAGAAACTCTCTAAATTGCTCTATATCTTTAGGTAGAAATAAAAGATATACAGAATCTGGGTATTGTATATCTCTATCTACATCACTAATATAGGCATTTACAAATCCATTATTTAATAATGAATCTTTTGGCACTTTTAGAGTGGGTACCATAAATATGCTTGTTATTGTTTTTTTCATTAGCGTTTATTAATTGTTTCAAGTTCATCTTGTGTGTATAGTTTTAATATACTGTAATTTAATCTAGCTTGTTCTTTAGCTATCTTACCATTACCACCGCTTGCTTTTAGATATCCTCTAAATATAGCTTTAGTAAATTGATAGTCTGTCATTCCCAGATGCATGTTATCTCTACACCACGCTTTACCAACCCTGTAAGCTCCAGGTATACCATCACCACTGTCACCTATTACCACTTGAGAAGCTATAGCTAGTCTACTTTCTTCCTTAGAGATCTGTTTAAACTCTCCTAGAGTGTCTCCATGGCTCCTATAATTATAAAATGGTACATCAGGACAGTTATATAGTACATCTTTATCTATAGCTGCTACAACACAATTACCTTCGCTTAATAAATAAGCATCATACACGTAATCATCAGCCTCAGCTCCTATAGATGGTATAGCATTTAATTCTTCTAACATGTAAAGTGATATTATTGGTATAAGATCATTTTTTTGCTTTCTGTTAGACTTATAATCAGGGTAAAGTTTATATCTAAAGTTACCACGACCTCTTACAAATATAAAAGTTTCTTGTATGTTATAAAACTCTTCTATGTTATTATGAATCTCTTCCAACTTAGTTCTAGTTCTATACTTAGCTTCTTCTATTCTTTCTTCTTCTGTTGGAAACTCCATCAGAGAGTCTTCAGGAAAGTGTGATGCAAAATACATAATACTATCAGCATCTATTATCAATACTCTTTCTGTGTTGTCATACTTAAGAGGACAGTTCTTAACTTCTTTTACAACTATATCAACTTCTTGAATAGTTTCTGCTTTAACTCCCTTTATCATAACTTCCCTTTTGATTTAACGTACTCAATTTCTCTCTGTAAATAATCTAAAGCTTTATGTAAATCCTTTAGCTCGTTCTCTTTCTTTCCTGCTCTAGCTATATATTTTAGAACATTACCCCTGTTGAACGAAAGAGAGTAATCGTTACACACGTCTATAATATCATACTCTTTTCCATTTTCATAATGTTCAGGCGTTTTAAAATACTTAATAGCATTATTCATAAAATGTTTCATTTTTTAAACTGTTTTAATTGTTTTTCTAATTGTGTTTTTTCATCATGACATGTTTTACAGAGCACCTGTAAGTTTTCCTGTTCACAAAATAAAGTATCTACGAAAGCTGGAAGATCATTTGAGCAATTTAAGCTACCTGCAGGCTCTATATGATCAACATTAACTTGATCACTTTTAAACCAGCTTTTACACTTATTACAATGGTATTCCCACTTCTGTCTTTTGTTCTTTCCTTTGTAAGCTCTTCTTGCTAATTTTTTACACTCAGCAATTGGTTTCCACCATCTACTCTTTTGTCTTAATGCACTTCTAATCATAGACCAAAACATTGATTCTGTCATTGTTCCAGCATTTTTAGTGCGAGGTACTCTTGGTTTTTTTACTGCTCTTTTTGCCATAATTTTAAAATTAAAGGGATAACAAATATAATTCAAATAAATGTTATCCCCTAATTTATTAATCTACCATACGAACTCTTGCAGTAATCTCAGCTTTCATCTCTTCAAGACTTCCAATAATATTACGTACATCTATAGAAGATATATTTGGTAAGCTAAACTCATATTTGTTAGATTCCTTTGCGAAACCTTGTTTAACTTTGTCCTGTAGATCATCAAGCTCACGTACAGCATAGACTTCATCCAACTGAAGAGTGTCAAACTCATTGTCATGAAGAATACTTGTAGCTTCTTCTCTTGGTACAGTCATAATTGGAAGATACTCATAGCATCTACCTTTGTGTGTACCAATACCAACCACCTTCATAGGGTTGATAAGAACAAGAACAGACTGATCACCACATCCTACATAGTGTATCTGGTCAGAAGTAAAATGTAAACCAGCTGCAGCACAATCTTGTGTTGACCAGTTACATTCTTCTTGTGGCAT